CCGAGCACATCAAATAACCGCATAACGGACACCTCACTTATAAAATGGTATAGAATGAGTATAGCGGATTTGGCGCGGGATTGCAAGGCGCGGGCAGAAAAGGAAGAAAATGTTAAGAATAACAACACTTCCCTGATAAATTTTTACGTTTATCGGGGAAGTGTTTGAAAAATGCGGAGAGAGGTTGGAACAGAGGCGTTTTTGTGAGGTAACGAAAATGGCGGGGTGGATGCAGCACAACGGACAAGAATGAAAAATATACGATGCTGCGTTGTTGGTGGCGTGCGGCGGTTTGTACACAGTAAGGTACACAGTAGTGTACACACCCCACACGGTAGCTGGCGTTTTGTGGCGGTATATGCAGTGTGCAAAGGACGATAAAAGTATAAAAAGAATACCGCATATTCAACGCAATAACGTTAAATATGCGGTATTTGGCGGAGTAAGAGAGATTTGAACTGCATTTTTGTTGCAAATCTAATGTAATCAAGTACAATCTTTTACAAATAAATTTCGGTACGCCGCTTCTTATTTGCAATTTGGTGTAATTGGGAAAAATGGAGTTTTATTTTGTTGTGGGTAAAGTTGTGGGTAAATTAGAAGTCCCATAAATGGGAAAAGCGCCCTGCTAAGGGCGCTCTGCCTGTTATGGGTTCTTCCCGCCGGGGGTGTTGGTGCACGGGGTCAATTTTTCGGGGTGTACTGGGCGATGATTTCCCGCGCACCTGCCACAAACGCAACCATTTGGTCCGGGGTAAAGGTCAGCAGCAGGGATACTAAGCTTTCAATGGTTTCCGATTCTTTATCAATCATTGCAAGCACCCCCATTCTTTGCCGCTTGGCGACGGGCTTTTTCTTCCTCGCACAGTTCAAGCAGATATTCAAGCTCTTTTTTACTCATTTCGTCAAGAGCTGCATCTATGCTGTTCCCTGTTGCTGCTAACGAAAGAACCTTCACAATTTTAGTGTAGTCCATTTTAAATACCTCGCAAGCCCGTCAAGCCTGATAGCGCAGCTGTGGTTATTCGTTTGTTATGCTTTAATCGGCTGCACTTGGCTTGCGCCGAAAAAACTTGCCGTGTACCTCGCGCCATCGCCGTGACTTGCCCAGATTAGGACGGCGCGGAAAAGCGCCTTGTTGCCGTGAACCACTTCAAAGCCCGCCGCTTTCCAGTCAGCCCACGTTTTGCAATCCTCTGCAATCCCGGCGGCTGCTTTGGCTGCTGCAATCGCTGCCGCGTTCTGTGGGCGGGCTTTGGCGCTCTGCCAAGCTCTGTGCAGGGCTTCGGCAAATACTATCTCGCCCTTGCGGAAAATCGTCCACGCACGGCTCATAATGGCGGATAAATCATACTTCATAGCTTGCTCCTTTACTTTGTGGGGCAAACCGTGCTATAATGGGCTTGCCCTATTTGTGGGGTTGCGTCTCGCGGTGCTTTGGTCAGCCTTTGCGGGACGCTTTCTTTTTTGTCTTGGGGCTTCGGGTGCGCGGGGGCTCGGTGCTGTCTGCACGCTCTGTGGCGGTTCTTGCAATCCTGTCCGCGTCTTGTCTGGTATTTCTGGTGGGCTTTCGCTTGACGACTACCTTGACCTTTTCCCTTTCGACATCTTTATTATATACCATTGCGCAAGTACATTCAATATGCAAATTGCACAAAGATATACACTTGCATAAGTACAAATTGTACACTTGCGCAAGTACAGATTGCGTGCTATAATATGTAAGAGGAGGTGTAACCATTGGGAACAGCAAGAACAAAGGCGAATAACAAATGGAATGCTAAAGCCTATGACCGTGTAAACCTCGTGTTGAAAAAAGATACCAGCCCGACAAAGGATGAAGTTCAAGCCGCTGCCGATGCAGAGGGAGTTAGCCTGAATGCGTATATTGTGGCGGCAATCAGCCAACAGTTAAATAAAGAGAAACCGTAAAGGGGGCGCTATTATGAGCGAGAGAGAGCAGGCAAAGCAGATTATTGATACCTTGCCGGATTACAAGATGCAGGCTATTTTGATGTTCCTGCGCGGCGTAGAGTTTGACGATGAACTAGAAGATGATCGTTTCTGTGAAAAGCTGGTTGACGATTATCTAAACGATGATTCGCCCGACAAGCACGAAAGCATCAGCCTGGAAGAGTTCGCGGCGCAGGAAGGTATTGCGTTATGAAATACCAAATCAAGATTGAAAAGGATGCTCAGAAATTCCTTAAAAAGCTGCCGCGCCCGGATGAAACCAGAGTCTTAAAGGCAATCGCCAAGCTTCCCGACGAGGGAGACCGAAAACAGATGAAAGGTCATCCGGGCTTCTTTCGGCTGCGTGTGGGTGACTACCGCATTATCTACACGGTAGACAACGGGCAGTTGATTGTGCGGGTCGTGGATGCCGGAAATCGCGGGCAAATTTACAACAGATATTAATGTCTATTCAGGAACGCTTCGGCGTTCCTTTTTTGCAGAAACCGCCCGGCGCAGGTCAGACAGACCCGGACACGGAAAGCAAGCGGGCGGCGTTTTTGGAAAAGCTGCAAGGTGTAGCCGCCGGGGACGATAGCAAAGAATAAGACAATGCGCTGCAAAGCCCCTGCAAGGCTCTGTGGCGCTTTTTGTATTCCAGACGGCGACTATATATTAAACAGACCTGCAACGCCAAAGCGGGCGTGTCTCTCGCGCTGTGGCGTTGCGATGCTCAAAGTATGTAAAAGCCCCCGGCGGTTCGTCCCGTCGGGGGTGCTTTAGTTTATTGACACGGTACGCGCGTTAAAATTCTTCAATGGCGTTTGCGGTCAGTTCTTCCCATCGTGCGCCCATTTCAACAATGACGGCGTTGGAATCCTTGCATCCATCGTACCGCTGCCCGCTGCAACGATTGGCAACCTGTGAAAGCTCGTCAAAAGCCCTCATTGCGGTGCTGTTGCCGTCCTTGCAGTCATTGTATACCAGATTCAGAACGGCGCGTTCCTGCGGCTCTGCGGTGGCCGCAGCGGCGTTTGCATGGGCGGCGATCAACTTTAGCATGGTGGGGATGCCGCTGTACTTCTCGGCAAAGGCTGCATAGTCTGCTGCCGTCATCGTGCCGCTGTCCATCAAATAGACCGCGTTGTTATCCAGCGCGGCGGGGTCAACGATGCTATCGGCGGCAATAGCCTTTTCAAGGTCTGCACGGAGTTCCGCCCGCTTGCAGTTGAAATCGGGCCACACACGCTTGCAAACTTCATCAAACGCGGCTTTCTGTTCCACTCGTGCGGCTTCGGCTTTGGCCTTGCGCAGCTCATACGAAATAGCGATATCATCGGGGGCGCGGTGCTGGGCATCCATTGCGGCCCGCTCTGCCTGTTCGTATTTGGCATACGCTGCCGCGACTCATCGCGGGCAGTCTTAAATGCTGCATCAAGGTTTTTTGCAAAACGGTTGTACTTGCTCATTTCTTTTTACTCGCTTTCTTTAATTCGTGGTACATCGTCAATAATTACAACGTCATATCGTTTGTTCAGTTCGTCTATCGTTACAATCGCGCCTTTTTGTTCGCCAGTTTTCAGCAGGTAGCCGCCGAGCACAGGCTCCACGATTGCAACGGGGTCTTGCGTTGTCAGGGAATCTTCAAGCGCTTTCAATCTGGCTGTGAAGTCACGTTTCATTTCCTGCTCCTTTCTTCCAGCGCCCGCAAGCGCTGTTCAAAGTCGTTGGCCTCTACAAGCCGCAAACCATATTCCAGCACAGCGCGGGCCGCCGCAATATGCTGCTGCGGCTGCTGCTGGTCATCGTCTATAATGCCGCGCAGGCGGTCAATGGCGGGCGGCATAGCCGCTTTTGCATTGTCTGTGGCCGTTTCCAGCATTTCAGCGCAGCGCCGCTCGTACTCTGCCATAAAGGCGGGGTCTTGCCTGTAGCGGCGGATCGTGCTCTCATCCAGCCCAGCAGCGCGGGCAGCTGCTTTTACTGTAGGGCACGTTAGCAGCGCTGCCAGGGCCTTTTGCTGTCTCTGTGTAATCTTTCACACCCCCTCTCTTAAATGTTCATTTTTGAGCGCTTTTTCACGCTTTGCGGCAATTTTATTCAGTTCTATCGTTTCCAGCCGTTCAGTGACACGCTCCTGCACACTGCTGCCGGTCTCTCGCCATGTCAGGTAGCCGACTCCATGCCAGGCACGGTTTTCAAGTTCCCAGTCATGCCAGCGGCGTAGTTTCGGGTCGCTGCGCAGCTTTCGAAGTGCGCGGGTTTCTATAGTGCGCACTTGCGCCGGGGTTATGCCCATCTTTTCGCCAGTGGCCGCTATCGACAGCCCATCAAAGAACCTGTGCCGCATTACAGCGCTTTCTATGGTGCCGCAACGGTCTAAGGCATCACCCAGCACGGCGCGGGTTTGGGCGCTGGATATGCGCTCCTCTGCCGCTGTAAACGCCTGTTCTGCTGCCGGGTCTGGCTGAACCTCGCCCAGCGTGGGGCCGTCTGCATTTTCGCTGTCGATGGGCAAGTCCAAGCTGAAACAATGGTTTAACGGGTCGGCGCTGGTCGTGTGGCTCTTGCCGTCCTCATCAACAAATTTTCGCCGATGGCCGTTGGATAAGGCAAGCTGTATCTGCCGCTGCATGGCTTGGGCAAGCCACGTAGAGAACGCGCCAGCCGCCGGGGCGTAGGTCCGGGCGGCGTACTGGACGGCGAAAAAGCCTTCCTGTTCAAAGTCATCTGCCGTCACGCCGTGCTGATCTGCAAGGCTTTTGTGATGGGGATACCATTTCCAGAACATTGAGCGGATAAGTCCCCTGTTTGTCTCCCACAGCTGGCCCAGCGCGTAGCTGTTGCCAGTGGCTGCCAGTGTTGCAAGGGCTGCGTTTGTGGCCTGCTGTTCTGCTGATGACATTCTATCCTCCATCACTTAATGAACACGCCCGGTAAAATCTGGCCTATTAGTCAAGTAACACTTTTTGAGCTATACCGTTTAGCGCTGGGCCAGCTGCCGCGCAAGGGAGCTTTTGCGGGTCAAAGGGCTGCTGTTTCTGCCAATCGGCGTAGAATTTCTCAAAATCGCGACGGCGGATAGACTTTCCCGATGCTGTCTCCGCGTCCAAGTCGACGAGGGCTTGTAGGCTGCCGAAATACTCTTGCACGGCAGGCGGGAGTTCATCGAACAGCCTCTTGTTTGCATCGCGTGCCGCCTGCCCCTGTGTTCTGCCGTCGGGAAGATGCCCGGTGAAGCTGTACAGGCCTTTGTTTTCGTTGGCCTTGTGCGCTCTTTCGCAAACCAACTGCCAGAGGTCAGCGGCCTTTGGCTCGCTCTCCATCTGCATAGCACGCAGTTGATCATATAGATCGGCAATCAGTACCGGGAAATGGCATACTCGCAAGGCCCTACGAAATGCGAGCTTTCCCGCTGCTGACGGTACATCCGAAAGCGCATCGGCCCACGTTGCGATAAGTAGGTCAGCTTCCTTATCTGTCAGTGGTTTTGCAACGTTACGGTAAAGAACCATATTTTGACGAATCATTGTCTGAATTTCCTGTACAGTCATAAAAAAGCATCCTCCAAATTCGAGAAATTACCACTCGCAAGCCGTTCTGCGGCGCGGGAAATCGTATCGGTTGCGGGTTCTGCTGCCACCTGCTTTGTCTGTGGGTGACTATATTGCCCGGCACGGTGTATCCAGTTCTGTGCCGCTGCCTGCCAATTTTTCATGGTGGCTCTGCCGCCGACTTTCCAGCCGATGGCCGCATAGTAATAAAGGAATGATTTTGCTTCTGCCGCTGACGAACCTTGTTCACAAAAATAGGCAATAGCATCATTCTCAGACGGTGGTGTGAAGCGTGGGCGGGGCGGCTTGTCCGCCTTCTCTCTATTATTTATAACAGTTACAGGAACAGGAACAGTAACATTTACATTATCAGCTTCATCGGCTTCGTTTTGCTTCGGATTTGAAGCATTTGCTTCTTTTGCTTCATTACTGCGCTGTCGAGATTCGCCACTCTTTAGACCGCCTGACTTTCCTGCCGCGCGGCGCTTCTCGCGTGTGGTGTTCCACTTTTCTTGATCGCGGTCGATTTGCGCTCGGATGAAGCTGAACGCCATTGCGGCCATTGGCGGGAGTTGTGGCGGCTCGCCAGTGTCCGCATAATGTACAATACCCTTGAAAAGAAGTCCGGCATCTTCATCTGATAGGAGTTCAAGGTGCTGCCCTATATCGCAGTAGAGGATAAAACTGTTTTTGCCATCCATTTACGGTTCCTCGTTCTCAAAATTCATCTGGCCGATTGGGATTCCCAACTTCCGGGCTACCGGGGCAATAGCGGCGAGACCATGCTTGCACCGGGCGGCCTGAACACGGTAGAACGCCGCCATTTCCCGCTGTGCAACCTCTGGGGCATCGCTCGGCAGGAAATAGCCACCATAGCCGCCGGGGGCATACAAGATAATTTCGCCCTGCTCTCGCGCCAGCATGATTTGACGGCGCAGTCCGCGCGGGGTGGTTTCCAACTTGGCGGCCAGTATCTCGGCGCGGATTGCATTCTCACGGCCATGCTTTAAAATTTCGGTAATAGGCATCCTTGTAAAACTCCCTTCGATTTGGTAAAATGGGAGTGGAGAGGGCTTGCGTGCTTTTTCTCCACTCTTGCCGTCTGGCGTGCTGCAACACGCTGGGCGGTTTTTTTGATTGCCTTCATTCATCCTTACTGCCATGAGCTGCCTTTTGTGCCAGCCATGTTTCCAGTGCGTCGCGCGGAACCACTTTGCGACGCGGACTAATTTGGATTGCAGGAAAGTCCGCACTGTTCATGAGTTCATAAGCACGCGGCTTACAGATTCCCAAAACACTAGCGAGTTCCTGCACCGAAAGTACAAGCTTGTCGTTCATCTTAGACCTCCAATAAAAACGAATATTGACTATTTTGTTCCCACGTGTTATCATTGGAACAAATCTATTGTAACAAGCTTTTTGTAAAACTTCAAGCTTTTTGTTCCACAAATGTCGATTTGGAACAAACAGATAACATGCGGAGGATTCTCAGATGGATAGTAACAAAATGACCATTGGCGAACGCATAAAGCAAAGACGTGAATCATTAGGATTAACGCAACGAGAGTTGTCAGAAAGGCTTTTTGTAAAAAGAGAAACCATAAATCAATGGGAAAGCGGAACACGACAAATTAAGGGTGATGATATTGCGCGCCTCGCCGATACACTCGAAACCACTTGCGACTATATACTACGCGGGGTAGAAACAGAGCAACTTCATCTTTTCAAGGATTTGGGACTGACAGGGCAGGCAGTGAAAAGATTAAAGGTAATGGCGGCAGATTGTCGCGGCGGTAACGATGCTTTGAACAGCCTAATTGGAAATGAACTTTTTTCACTTTTTGTTGGTCGGTGGTATGATTATTGTGTACTTGCAGAAAATCTCAATCAGACAAAAATCGAACTTATAAGAGCTTTAGCGGATGCAAATGTCAAACTCGTATCAAAGCAATTAAGCGATGATGATTGCACCATTCTTGCATACAATCAAATCAAAGTTCCCGCATCACAAACGTGCAAAAATGCAGCGATTCTGTTTATCGAACGGCAAGATAAAAAAGAGTATATTCAGTTTAAGCTACAGCAGGTTATAAATGCGATGCTGAAAAACTACGATGAACTATTAACAAATAGGAAGAAGTGATAACAATGCCCAACAACAAAGCAACCCGTACAGCGGCGGGAAGCGGTTCAATCCGACAGCGCCCAGACGGACGATGGGAAGCAAGGCTGACATTGGGGTATGATGAAGGCACAGGCAAGCGCAAAACCCTAAGTATATACGGTGCAACGCAAAAAGAAGTGAAAAAGAAGATGACGGAGAAGCTACGCCAGCTGGATACAAATACCTATATAGCCGATGACAAACGGACGCTTGCGCAGTATCTCGATACATGGTTTGCTGAATTTATTGTTCCAACGCAAAAGCCATATACTATCACGACTTATCGAGGCGTCATCAAGAACCACCTGAAGCCTAATTTGGGTGCGGTGCGGCTGTGTGACCTTACGACAGAGCAGGTGCAAAAGATGGTTCGCAAGTTGGTCAATGCGGGGAAAGCTCCAAAGACCATCAAGAATGTTCTGACGGTGTTAAACAGCGCCCTTGAACAGGCCGTCAAAGCGCAGACTATCCAGCGCAACCCCGCCAAATTCGCAAAAATCCCGGCGGTGCGGGTTAAGGATATACACCCCCTCTTCCCTGCTGAAATTGTTGCGTTTGTGGATGCGGCGCAGGATTCACCGTACTATGCACCGCTGATGTGCTGCTTGTTTCTAGGGCTGCGCGAAGGTGAGGCGTTGGGCCTTGCATGGGAACATTTAGATTTTGAGAATTGCAAGGTGCATATCTGCCAACAGCTGCAAAAAGATAAAGCGAAGGGTGGGCAGTTCTACATCCAAGAGGGAACAAAGAACGGCCAGAGCCGCATTCTGGATGTACCTGACTTTTTGTTGGAAATTCTGCAAGAGGAAAAACAGCGCCAGTTGCGGGCGCGCCTAGCCGCCGGGCCAGCGTGGCAAAATGTGTGGGGGCTGTGCTTTACGGATGCGCTAGGCCGGTGTATCAACCCACATACCTTGTGGGCAAACTTCAAGCGCATTGCAGCAAGTATCGGGCTACCGGATGCCCGCGTGCATGATCTACGGCATACCAACGCAACGCTTGCGTTGGTGAACGGTGATGACCTGAAAACAGTACAAGCAAATCTGGGCCACGCAACAGCGGCCTTTACCCTGCAGAGGTATGTCCACGCATCCGAAGCAATGAAGCGGGCCAGCGCGAACAGGATGCAGCAGTTCTTTGATGACAATGTAAAAAAGGCATAAAAATACCCCCGGCAAGCGTGAGCCTGTCGGGGGTAATATCATGCCACAAAAACGGTCTCTAATTCTGTTGTGGGTAAAATGGTGGGTAAAAGAGCATTTTTATAAACCAAAAACCCGCATATCTTACGCAGATACGCGGGTTTTTGTTGGCGGAGTAAGAGAGATTTGAATTTGTTACAATGTGCGCTATGGTGTGGAAAATTGATTGTTTACGAAAAATATACGAACCAATGCGGTTTATGCGGTGAAGTGTGCGTTGAGGATTCGTGTGGCTTCATCGACTGCGCTGGCCTTGGCCTCGACGTACCAGCGCTGGGTTGTCAGGATGTCGGCGTGGCCCATCAGCTCCTTGGCGACCTGCGGGCTGATCTGGCACTCGACCAACACGCTGGCGAACTCGTGCCGGAGCTGGTGCGCGGTGAAGTCCGGCTCCATGATTGCCTTGTACAGGGGCGCACCGTCTTTCGATTTCTTGCCGGTTTTGTAGCGCTTGCCGCTGTCGTGGGCGTGGCCGATGCCGATGGAGTATTGCAGCCAGGCGTTTTGGTATCGGCTCTTCGTCATGGGCTTTTTGCCGCCAAAGATGAAATCATCATCGGCCAGATCGGCAAGTCGGCTGCCGAGCGCATCCTGCAGGGGCTTGAGGATCGGCACGGTACGGTAGGCGCTGTCGGTTTTCGGATCCTCCAGCTCGGGGTAGTTGTTGTGCCAGACCACGGCCTTGCACACGCGGATCGCGCCGTCAGCGAGGTCCTTCTTCTGCAGCGCCATCACCTCGCCCAGACGCAGGCCGGCGTACATCATGATGGCCGGGCAGAGGCCGAAGCCCTCGGGGTGGGCCTTAACATCGGCGATCTCCTGCTCTGTGGGGGCGCGGCGCTTTTTCTGGGGCAGCCCCTGGGGCAGCTTGAGCAGTGTGCAGGGATTGGTGTCGCCGTTCATCTCGGCGCACCAATACTGCCAGATAAGGGAGAGCACCGACTTCTGCCCGGCAATGCTTTTGTAGGCGTAGCCCTGCGCGGCCATGTGCATCAGCTCGCGGTTGATGTCGGTGCTGCTGATCTCGCGCATGCCCTGCCCCTCAAACCAGCCCTTGGCAAGCTCCACCTTGTGGCGGTAGCCCCGGCGGGAGCCATACTTGATGCACGGCTCCTTGGCGCGCCAGAACGCCTCTGCGACCTCGCAGAAGGGGTCTCCCCTGTCCCGGCGGGTGCTGGCCTCTATGAGGGCCGCGTCGAGCTTGGCCTGCACCTCCTTTGCGGTGCGGCCATAGAAGTGGCGGGTCTTGCCATCAATGACGCGGCAGCGCTCGATCAGGCCGTCCGCGCGTTTTTTCGTTTTCGCCATGTAAAAACCTCCTTACGATACACTTTGACAAGCGTGTCCGGAGGTGGTACAATACGAGTTGGAAGGGTTTCGTATTGTGTCCACCTTGGACACGCCGAGCCACTAAAATGTCTCACGGTTGCAGCCGTGGGGCGTTTTTTGCTTTTTTGGTAATTCCTACAAAAGTGTTCGTACCGCTTGCATAATGGATCCGAACTGTGTATAATATAGATAAAGGAAGACTCGTGAAGGAAAAAGGCTGGGTTCCCGAATGGGAGTAGGCTTAATGCTTAGAATCCTTTGCCCCTGGGGTCTCCTCTTTTTTTGACCTTTCTTTTAAGACCTGGAGAATGTTCTCCGGGTCTTTTTCTATTTCCATAACAATCAAATCAATAGTTGCCATAGAGTAACTATACATAGGATGCGAAGGAACATTATAGCTGTAACACAATTTTGGATTACTCTTTATTCCATAATGCTGCACAAAAAGTCGAAAATGGTAGCTGTTGATTGTAACCGCAACGCCATCACTTGCCAAGCGTTTGTTTATTCTGGTAATACAGCGTTTTTCATTGAATGGGTAGACATTATTCGGGTCCTGTATTTCCTTGATGATAACACCACTCGTCTCTGCATTCTTGTCAATATGTATGGTCGAGGTTGCCTTGTCTTTGTCTTTTGTGATGTAGTGATAGTGTTCAATGCGAATGGCAAATGCTGCGTTATTTTCTTCTGCCGATAGGCTTTGTATGTCTGCGCTTGCCTGTAAAAGGCGGTTTGCCAATTCCGGCGGATATTTTGCACGGATCTCTTCCACGTCCAGCGGACGCATACTTACCGTCAATGTGAGAAAATTCTGCGGAACATACTTGTTTGCTTCAATGCCAAAAAAGTCATGCAGTTTTTCTGTATAGTTAAATACACAGGACTGAAACAGCGGCACATAGACCATCTCGTATTCTTCTGTGATGAAATGTGTGCTGGTATTCCGCAATTCGATAATCTTTTCAAGGTTCAGCCGCAGGGGCGCTTTTCTGTTCGTAAAGACCTTTTCGATACAATTCTCAAGGGATAATGTTCGGTTCGGATTATCCTTGTAATAGATTGACCTTTCCCCCTGCGTGTTCATCATATGTGCCTTAAGCAATAGCTCCCAAGCATTACAAATGAACATAGAGAATCCTTCGATGCGGTAATGAATCGTTGGCTTGTTATACACTTCAATCGCCATCAAAAAGGACTCGATTGATTTATCAATAAGACGGTTCACTGTGTTTTCCAATGCTTTCTCCTTACTGTTCCATAGTCTAAATTCTGTTCCTTTGAGTTTCGTTCAGTAGAGAAGGGCTATTTTTACAGTCCCCTGCAGAGGCCAACGGCCTTGCCCTCGATGGTGATGGTGTTCATATCCTCGCCGATGCGCAGGATAGTCGGAAATGTGGGGTTTTCCGACCTCGGTTTGCAACTGTCACTCCAGTTTTTCAAATACCATAGTTGCCTGGATACGGTCGCCACCCATCAGGCCTTTGCTGCCGCTGCTGGTAGTAGAAATCGTGTGCAGGCGATACCCCTTTGCGGCCTGCTCATTGATGACTTTCTCCAATTCCGTCAGATTGCCGGAGCCGGTCCCGATGAATTTTTCTTTCAGGACGACTTGTAGCACAACGTAGTTGTAGTTATTGCCGGATGCCCTGGAAAATGTGGATTCCTCCTGAAGCGTGTCAAAAATGCCCATAATAAGTACCTCCTATTTTATACCGCTGCTGCGGTTTGTTACAACTTCCTGCACAGGCCAACAGCTTTGCCTTCGATAGAGATTTTGTCAAGCTTGGGGTCACTCACGATTTTTCTGCTTAAGAGTCCTTGTTTGTTCAATAAGCGCAATGTATTCACTTTCCGTTAGCTTGGTTATATTCTGTCCTTCGGCAATCAGTTCATTTGCCTTACCGAGCTTTCTGGCAACCGCCCATTCAGGAAGGTGAGAAATGTCCCCGACAACAAGATATACGGTCTTGGTGTTTACTTTTTCCCGAAGATTCGCGCCAACATCCTTTAATAAGCCTTCAAGGTAATCCCGGTCAAGGAAAAAATCACCGGTAAAAGCGAAATTTTTATCAAAAATAGGTGACCATGCAAATTCCTTTGCGATAGCGGCCTTTTGTGATTTTTTCCGTTCGCGTTCCTGATGTGTAAATTCCTTCTCGTCTGTAGTCATTTTTCGGATACAATATTGCAACAAGCTGTTTGTGGTTTTTGCATCATCCAAAGCGCGATGAGCAGTACCTGTATCTAGGCATAGACGATTTGCAAGAGATTGCAGCTTATAAGATTTCCCGGGGATGCAGTTTCTAGCAACTTTTACCGTATCAATATAAGAAATAGATGCTATTTCGGTGTGGTCTGAAATAGCACGAGAGACAAAAGCTAAGTCGAAAGTGACATTGTGCCCAACAACAATCTGATTTTTTATTCTTGATACAACATCTGGAATTATATCCTCTAACTGCGGGGCATCGCGCAAGTCAGACTCGGAAATTCCATTTATGGCGGTAGCCTCCGAAGAAATAGGAATAGTCGGCTTTATGAGGCTTGTATATTCGTTTGTGATTTCTCCATTTTTGACTGTAATGATTCCGATTTCAACCACCTGATCTTTTTCTGGGCTGAGGCCGGTGGTTTCAGTATCAAGCACGACATAATCTGTCAACTTTTTGAGGCTTTCTATATCATCAGGGGCATTTACCAATGAAATGCGATTATTTTTGTTAGAGGTAAATGACCCCGGTGCTTTAAACTCTTTGCCGTTCTGCCCCAGTAGCTGTTGCAGACAAATCAGAACAAACCCATAAACTAAAAGCGCAACCAAAAGCGAACTAGCCAAAGAAATGAAAATGCCATGGCCTTCTACGAGATAATACGAAAATAAAATAAAAGTGACAAGAACAGCGCTCAAAAGCGAAAGAACTTTGATAGCTTTCTTTGATGAAGGGTTTTTCATTTTAAGCACCTTATTTACAACTTCCGGCACAGGCCAACGGCCTTGCCTTCGATGGTGATGGTGTTCATGTCCTCGCCGATGCGCAGGATAGTCGGAAATGTGGGGTTTTCGGCGCGCAGCTCGATATGATCATCGAAAAGAAATACGCGCTTGAGGGTGGCCTCGCCATCGATCAGGACGGCAGCGACCTCGCCGTTCTCGACCATCGGCTGGCTGTGAATGGCTACGACATCGCCGTCTTTGATTTTTGGCTCCATGCTGTCGCCCTGGCATAGCAGCGTGAAGTCGGCGTGCCAATCGCTGGGGACTTCATCGTAGGCCTCGACATTCTCCTCCGCGAGGATGGGTGTGCCGCAGGCGATTTGCCCCACACGCGGGATGCGGTCCCGCTTCGGCAGCGGCTGGAACCCGGCAGGGATGGGAGTAGCGGCAACAGGATTTTTCCGTTCGACGGTTGATCGCCCCATGAGATAATCCATGTCGACATTGAAAATGTCTGCGATAGCTTCAAGCGTTTCAAAATCTGGTTCGCGGCTGCCAGTTTCATACATGCCTATCGTACTGCGGGATACTTTTAGCAAGGCAGCGAGTTGCTCTTGCGTTATGCCTCTTTCGATGCGAAGGGATTTTATAATTGCCGAAAATTTAGCCATGCGAAGTCAATCCTCTCTGTGTACTAATCTTATAATATCACGAATCGTGAGAAAGTCAACCGCAAAATGTCACGAAATGTGTTGACAAATACCAAGAGCGTGATATACTGTATATATAGTCACGGTTCGTGACAAATGAAAGCGAGGTGATTCTGATGGATTCGGAGAAGATTGCGCAAACATTGGTTGAACTGCGGGGCGCTCGACCGCGCGCCGAGGTTGCAACAGCGCTGGGTGTAAGCGTTTCTGCACTGGCGATGTACGAGACTGGCGCTAGAATCCCCCGCGATGAAACAAAGCGTAAAATCGCGCAGTATTACGAGAAAACCGTGGAGGAGATTTTTTACGCCTAAAAATGTCACGATAAGTGACATGCACGTGTCCACCTTGGACACGCCAACAAGGAGGTGAACGCTATGCTGCAAGATGAACAGCGTGAGCAGGACAGTCTGCTTGCGTGGTTTGGCGATGGCCTGTACGATAAACCGTCACCAGCTCCGAAAAAAGACGCTCCGCACAGCTGCGGACTACTTGCCCACGTCTTTCTTCACGTCGGGGAGACGCTGATCGCCATATCGCTTTATGAGTTCCTGCTGCGCTTTCTGCCGGAAATCATTCAGGCAGTTGCCGCATTGCTGTGAGGGATGGGCTGTAATCATCACCAGCTTTTCAAGCTCTTGAATGCTTTTGTCTATATCGCTGTCAGGCGTACATAAAAGCTGCGCCGATGCTATTGATGCCAACAAAGCAAAGCGGTATTCCTGCGGGTCTTCAACCCAGCGCGCATAGGTGGACAACACCAGCGAGCAGGCACTGTGCAATTCTATATGCCGCTGCTGCTCTACCGCTGTTTTGCGTGCCATGTAAGCACCGACAAAGACGCCGATGACACCGAGGGTGCCGCTGACCGCAGTAAGAAGCAATGATAACCAATCCATTTTTATACACGTCCTTTCTGCCGTGATTATAGCACAGCGGGGATACAAGCTACAAGGAGGTAAGTATGGCACGCGAAAAGCAAGGCTACCGTGATGCGCTGGAGCGCATCCGGCATGAGGCTGCGGGCGAGCTGGTGACAGTGCCCGAGGCCGCACACATCGTTTACGGCACAGACCCCTACGCCGCGCGCAAGGTCTGCCGCAACTTTGAGGGCTGGATCGGGGCCGGGCGCGACAAGCGCATCCCGGCCACCGCGCTGGCAAGACAGATCTGCTGATGACAACGGATGATCTGGCCTGGGTGCAATCCAGGCTTAGGAACTGCACCAACGCCCGCCGCCAGCTGAGAATCTGCGCCGAGTGCCTGTGTGTGGATGAGGGCACCCTGCTGGAAAGTCTGGGCTATACAAGCCTTGACACATTCCGCGCGGCGCACCCTCAAAACAGGCGGCCCGTCGGCCCGTCTGTTGAGCGCATCTGCAACCCTGTGCCGCCGGAGGCGATGCTGGAAAGCATCCTGTACTACTACAGCGGCGCGCCGATCAGCAGCGTGTGCAGGATGATGGGCTACACTCAGACCGTGACGCCGGAGGCAATCCGACATAGAGTGTGCAGCTGGAAAAAGAAACACCCGGCGCTTGCCGCCGGTATGCCGCGCAAGCGGCCAAAACCGAAAAAGGAGACCAAGCCCATGAAAATGACCTATGATGAGGCGGGGCTGCCCGCCTACGCCTACGCCAAAAGCCCCTACACCGGTGCCGTGGTTCGTATCGTGCGCGGGGAGCGTGCCCTGTTTGGCATGAACAGCCAGACATGTATAGACGAACTGAACACCGCTGTTGGTGTTAGCCGTGCCCAAGCCGCCGCTATGTACAATGGCGCGATGTGCGGTTGGGGTACACCCTACTCAGATCCTAGCAATTATAATGAGGCCGGTGTCTACATCGGCCCGGAAATGGAGGATAAACATGGAGAAGAATGAGACCCCCAAAAACCTCGCCCTGCTGACAGCTGACGAGGTCACGCTCAGCATCCTGGAGGTGGACGCCGAGGGCGTGCGCATCAAGCTGTGGCCGGATGTCAACGCCGTGCGCGCCCATCTGGAGGAGTGCTGTGAGCGTATGCCCGGCGGGCTGGCGGGCTACAGTGTGCGGCACTACGTTTGTGGGCGGTATCTGTACTGCGCCGTGGCCCTGGCCGACATCACAAAGGACGCCCCCTGCCCCACCACCTACCGCGTGAGCAGCGACGCGCCCACCAACGAGGCAGACGGCAGCTTTTTGGCCGCTGCTGCCGCCTGGAGCATCGGCGCGGGCGTGCTGAACCTGCCGCCGCTGCGCATCCCGGCCAGCAAGGTCCACATCGTCCCCCAGGGCAAGCCCGGCACCAACATCATTGAGCGCTATGTTCTGGATGATGCCCTCACCCTGGACGACATCACCTACAACGGTGACGGCAGCGTGGCATCGCTGAGGGTGCGCAAGCGTGATGGGAGCGTGATCACATGGCAAGCCGGCTGATCGCCCATGTGGCCGCCTGGTACATCCCAACGGGCCAGCCCTTAGTCAACGACATGGACGGGCTGACGATTGACGGTGCGTATCGCCTGGAGGCCCAGCGGATGCACGCCGAACTGGAGCGCCGCGCGCGGGGGCAGCCCCTATGCGTGGAGATCGACATCCGCCCGGTGAAGAACAAGCGCACACTGGATCAGAACCGCCTCATGTGGGCGCTGCTGAACAGGCTGGCGCTGGCGTTGAGCGGCGACACGCCCGGCGGGGTGACCGCCGAACAGTGCTATCTGGACTTGCTGGGCGAGTTCGGCGCAGAGGTGGAGACCTGGCGCGTGCCGGTCAAGGCCCTGCCCGCCCTGCGCAACACATACCGCGTTGTGCAGATGGTGGAGCTGCTGGACAACGGCTATTGCATGGCCCGGCTCGGCCTGGGCAGCAGCAGCTTTACCCGGCAGCAGATGCACGACTTCATTGAGCGCATCTTTGACCGGCTGGCCGAGGCCGGTGTTGACGATGCCGAAACCACCGAGCAGTACCGGGACTGGAGGCGTGCGGATGGATTACATTAAGTGCAACAGCAGCCAGGTGCGCGTCATCGACACCCGCGCCAAGGGGACCCGGCGGATATACCGCCGCCGCGTCTGCATGATGTGCGGCTTCCGCTGGACGACGGTGGAGCTGCCTGTTGGTGATGTGCGCCAGGCGGTGGATGCCGTCAACGGACTGGAGGAGCGCCGTGGCAAAAAGCATACTGCAAAGCGATAAAGAGTGCTACCTGTGCCGCAAGCGCTACAATCTGCGCACCACGCGCGGCCTGGAGGAGCACCACATCCTATTCGGGCGCGGACGGCGCGAGTTGTCTGAGCGGTACGGCCTCAAGGTCTGGCTGTGCCACGACCATCACAATGAGCCGCCCCTGGGTGTCCATTTTGACCCCGGTGCCCGGCGGGAGTTGGAACAGGCGGCACAATTTGCTTTTGATAATCTCCATGGCCCCGGCAGCTTCGCCGAGGTGTTTGGGGAAGAAATTTAGTTTTTAGGAGGATGCAAACGATGAATGTATGGTATAAGCCCAGGCTGCAAAGCGTCGATAACATTATTAAGACGCAAGTTCTGGGCGGAGAAGTAAGCCCCAAACAGATTGATGCCGTCCTCGCGGCGCTGAACGGCGAGGCGGGAATGTCTGGCCCGGATATCCCTTTTTTGTGCGCGGCTCTGCATTTCTGGCGCGATGAACTGATCGAGAGGATGCGCAGAGAACACCCTGACGACCTTGAGGCCGAGAAGGCCGCTTATATCATGATGAAGCGGCATTATAAGGGTGAGGCCAAAAAAGTTGGAGGTGATGAGTAATGCCCCAGATCGTAAACAAAAAGAGCGTGCTGGAGATGGCGATGGGCGCGATTGCCGAGATCACAGACTATGAGGTTGAGAGGGTCGTGGCGAACATCATGGACCCCAACACCGCGGCAACGGCCAAGCGCAAGATCACCATCACGCTGACGTTTGCCCCGGACGACTACCGCCAGCAGATCGGCATGGACGCGCAGGCAAAGACCACCCTCGCGCCGATCCAGCCGGTGCGCACATCCCTGTGCATCACCAAGGCGCGGGACGGCAGCCTGCTGCTGGCCGAGATGACGCCGCAGGTCCCCGGACAGGTGGACATGGACGGCGATGAGACACCGATGCCCGCAATGGCCCGCGTGGGCCGTGCCGGGTATTAACATACAGAAAGGACAAAGACAATGGAAAACAGCTTTTTAAAAGACGCTATTAACCGCATTGTGGAGCTGGCGACCCCCTTTACCCTGGAAACGCGCAACGGGCATCAGTTCTGTTCCGCCGATCTGCGCGAGGTCAAGCCGGAGGTTGAACTCCCGGCACGGTACTCGGTGGATACTCTGGAGGCGCTGGTCAAGCTGATCCGCACCGAGGGCGTCGCCCAGGCACCGCAGCTGTATGTGCGTGTGGACAGCGCCCGGCGGGTCGTAGTGGACAGCACCTATACGGGCCGCGACTACGCGATCTACAGCCGCCTGCCGCTGTATGAGGCCGTGAGCGATGTGCCGAGCATTTCTGTCAACCAATACATGAGCCAGGAACACGCCGTTATCGAACTGCAAAGCCTGTACGCTGTCACCGATGACCGTGACTACCTGCTGGCCCTGCTGAGCCGCATTGACGTTAATCAGGGCGTGTCCAGTGTGGACAACGGGATCAGCCAGGAGGTCAGCGTCCGCACCGGCGCGGTGCTGAAAGAGCAGCAGACGGTGCAGCCCATCGTCCACTTGCAGCCCTACCGCACTTTCCTTGAGGTCGAACAGCCTGCCAGCGATTTCCTGCTGCGCCTTGACAAAGAGGGCCGCCCGGCACTGTACGAGGCTGACGGCGGGGCGTGGAAGTTGGAGGCCAAGCGCAACATCGCCGCCTATCTGGGCGAGCAGCTGGCCGATCTGGTGGAGTGCGGCAGTGTGGTGGTGATGATCTGATGCTGAACGTAGTTGCATTGCAGGGCCGCCTGGCCCGGGACCCGGAGCTGCGGCAGACCAACACGGGCAAGCAGGTGGCGACGTTCACCCTGGCCGTTGACCGCGGGCGCAGGGACGCCAACGGCAAGAGCGTGGCGGACTGGATTCCCGTCATTGCATGGGAGCGCGCTGCCGAGTTTGCCTATAAATGGCTCACTAAGGGCCAGATGGTAGCGGTGGATGGACGGCTGCAGAGCCGCACCTACACGGCAAAGGACGGCACCAACCGCACCGTGCTGGAGGTCGTCGCCAACAACATCAACTTCTGCGGCAGCAAAGCGGACAACGCAGGGGCTCTTTCAGCTCCCGCTGAGGGGCCCAGAGTGGGCGCGCCCGCACCGGAGTACAGCCGCGGGCCGGGTGACGACTTCGCCATGATCGAGGATGAGGGCGACCTCCCCTTTTAAACGTTGAAGAATTGAAAAATGACCTTGCAGGGATGCGCCGAAAAGAGCGCGGCGCACCCCTGTGTTAAGGTCAGCCATTTTTAGAAAGGCAGAACCTATGGACAATCCTGGATTTTTCGCCATTCTCCCCGCCTCGGTGCGGTATGATCGGCGGCTGAAGCCCGCCGAAAAGATTTTTTACGCAGAAATCACCTCTCTGGCCGACAAGACGGGCTGCTGCTACGCGAGCAACGCCTACTTCTGCCCGCTGTACGACACAACGGAGCGCACAGTCCAGCGCTGGGTGAAGCACCTGCAGGAGCTGGGCTATGTGGCCGTTAGCTACGCCCGGGACGGCGCAGCTAATCGGCGGTACATTTCCCCGCTGGTCGGCAGCGTGCCGGATGTCTGCGCCGAAAACCACCCCGACAAAAATGTCGGTGAGCGACACCCAGTGTCGGCGGGCGACAAAAATGTCGCACCCACCCCGACAAAAATGTCGCCTACCCCCCGACAAAAATGTCACCCAGAACAATACAAGAATAACAATACAAGAGAGAACAATACGCGGGCGGGCGCGCGAGAGAGCGTCCGGGATGTTCTCCGGGAATCCTTCCCGTGGAATGAACGGCTGACGGAGGCCCTGCTCGCATTTGAGGAGTCCCGGGCCGCGGGCAAGCATCCGCTGACCGTCAACGCCGCGTCGCTGGCCTGCAACAAGCTCAACCAGCTGGCCGACGAGGCGGGCGTGCGTGACCGCTACGGCTACATGGCCGCAGTGCTCGAGCAGAGCATCCTGCGCGGATGGGAGGGGCTGTTCGCCCTGAAGGACGATTTTGTGGATACCGTCCCCACCCAGCGCCCCGCCAGCACGGAGGATCGCCCGCGGGAGATCGGGCCGGACACCGACATACTTGATTTTTTGTGAGGCTTTTGAATGGAACGTGCAACTATAAGCCGACAGCAGCAGACGCAGCGGGCGTTCCTGGGCGCGGCGCTCATGGACCCGGCCCGCGCACGGGAGTACATCATCAAGCTGGTGCCCGGGATGTTCGACGAGGGCGTGAGCCGCGCGGTGTTCAGCGCGGTGCAGCAGCTCACCATGGCCGGGGAGCCGGTGGACGTCATCACGGTCATCAACCGGGCATCGGCGGGCCGCCCGGCGGATGAGATCAGGCCCGGTGTTGTGGCAATGGCCGAGACCTGCCCCAGCGTCTCCAACATCGGCAGCTATGCGGCGCAAATACTGGAGGACTACCGCTACTCGCTTTTGCAGAGCGACCTGATGAAGTGCATGGCCAAGGATGCCATGGACAGCGACGGCGTCTGCCGCCAGCTGCGCCGCACGCTGGCGGTGCAGGATGCCATCCGCAGCACCCAGACCGACAGCACGGCCCGGGACTTTGACGCGGTGCTGGATTCCGCGCTGGCCCGGCTGGATGAGCCGGACACCAGCCTGAAGCTGGGTTGGCCTGAGCTTGACCGGTACGGTGTATTCCACCGCGGCCGCACCTGCGTGGTGGCCGGGCGGCCCGGCTGCGGCAAGACGGATTTCAGCATCAATCTGGCAAGCCGACTAAGCAAAAAGTACCGCGTCTACTACCTGACGCTGGAGGAGACGGCAGAGGCGCTGATGGACCGCATCCTCTCCAAGGTCAGCCGCATCGACAGCGGCAAGCTGACCAACAAGACCCTGACACCGCGTGAGCGGGAGATCATCGACAACACGGCGGGCATCCTGCGCCGCCACCACAACATGATGCTGGATGCCGACAGCAACCTGACGATTGACGGGTTGGAGGCCAAGATCATGCAGTACAAGCCGGACATCGCGTTCATCGACCACATCGGTCTGCTAAGTCCCACCGACCCGCGCCAGACCGAGTACCAGCGCATTTCTGAAATTACCCGGCGGCTGAAGGTGGCCGCCATGAAGATGGGCATCGTGGTTGTGGAGCTGTGCCAGATCAACCGCGCCGGCGTGAAGGGCAACGAGGGCCGCTTCTGCAATCTGGAGGACCTGCGCGGCTCCGGCACGATTGAGCAGGACGCCAACAGCGCGATCTTTGTGGAGAACAGGCGCACCGAGGACAGCAAGGAGCTGCGCGGCGAGGACGCCTATCAGGATACCGCCGTGATGTATGCCAAGAACCGCGAGGGGCCGACGGGCGTTGTGTCCATGCGATGGCAGCCCCAATACCATCAATGGCAGCCGACCCCGAAAGAAGATTTTGAAGAAATCGACCAGATGAACTGGCCGCAATAACACCCGCCGCCCCGGCGGGACAGGAGGATTACTATGATAAGCATTGCAATTATCAACTTGAAAGGCGGCGTCGGGAAAAGCGTCACCGCCTGCAATCTTGCCGCCGAATTGGCCGCCAAGAGCAAGAGCGTTCTGGTGGTGGATTTGGACAAACAGGGCAACACGAGCAAGTTCTTCGGCGTCCTAGACTACGACAGCCCCAGCGTGGCCGAGGTTATGCTGGGCGAGGACGACATCCTGGCGGCCATTGTGAAGGGCGTCGATGTTTGGGGCGTACATCTGCTGCCCTGCGATATGCGAATGCTAAAGGCCAACCGCACGATACTGATGGACAACGGCCCGCGGCAGTTCCATCTGCGGGACGCGCTGAAATGTGTGGCCGGGGACTACGACTACTGCATCATGGACTGCCCGCCGGACTTGGACATGGGCAGTATCAACGCCCTGTGCGCGGCTGACTGGGTCATCATCCCGGTGGATTGTGACAAGTGGGCCTGCGACGGGATGCAGGAGATAGTAGAGCAGATCGAGCAGGTGCAGGCCTACTACAACCCGCGCCTGAAGATCATGGGTGCGCTGATGACGAAGTACCGCCGCACCCGGTACGCGGAGGACATCATCGTTCAACTGTGCGCGTCGGGAATCAGCGTGCTGGAGACTGTCATACGCTACACCGTCAAGGTCAGCGAGGCCGCGCATGCAGGCATGCCGCTGTTGGAATACTGCCCGGACTGCACGGCAGCGGTGGATTACAGGGAGCTGACGGAAGAAGTTGAGCGGATCGTGTCCAATGTGGACACAAAGGAGGGCTAAGCGATGAGCAAGGGATTTTCTATCAACGACATTCTCGGCAACACAAAAGCTAACGCCCCGGCGGGTCAGAAAATGCAAGTCGTCATGCTGCCGGAAGCCGATATTGAACCGAACCCGGAAAACAGCATCTACGAGATCGGCGATGTCTCCATGCTGAAAGCCGACATTGCCGAGCGAGGATTGCGCAGCCCGCTGGAGGTCCTGCCCGCCCAGAACGGCAAATATATGCTGCTGGCCGGGCACCGCCGCTGGACGGCCTGCCGGGCACTGACTGCCGAGGGCGTGGCCGGGTTTGAGGTCCTGCCCTGTGTTATCCGCCAGAGCCAGGGCGAGGATGACGACCTCATCGCGCTGATCACCTCCAACGCCACGGCGCGCGAGCTGACCGATGGTGAGCGGCTGCGCCAGTACCGGGCACTCAAGCAGGCGCTGGAACGCAAAAAGGCAGCGGGCGCGCTCGATGGCCGCATCCGTGATGAGATGAGCCGCATCACCGGCGATGGCACCGGCACACTGGGGAGGCTGAATGCCATCGCCAACAACTGCGTGCCGGAGGTTCTGGCGATGGTGGAGCGCGGCGAGATCACCATGACGCGGGCCTATGAGTGCAGCAAGCTGTACAAGGTGCAGCAGGTCGAATACGCCAAAATCAAGTACGCCAGTATGCCGCCCATCACCGATATGGCCCGGCGGGCGGCCATCAAGTATCTGGTCGAGTGCGGCCTGGCCGACCAGCTGAAGAAGCTCGACTACGTTCGCAATAGAGAATGGAACTACGCTGACCGCGGGCTGGATGCCCGCAAGCTGGAGCCGGTGACGCTGGATCTGACCGAGAGCGAGACGGATGCGCTGCTGCGCATTGAGCCTTCTGGTTGTTACAACTTTCGCGTCAGGATGCTGGACCCGGCGGATTCAAATGAGGTTATTGCCGAAAGCTCACTCACTACGCGAGATTTGTTCGATGCCGCTAAGCGTCTGTACATCAACAGAGACGATCTGGCGGCGTACAAGGCCGAGGTGAAGGGCAAGCGTGATCAGGAGCGTGCCCGGCAGGAGGAGGCCGGAAAGTGGCAGGCGCTGGCCCGGCAGGAGCTGGAGGCGTTCGACAGCTGGCCGCTTGTGACGCGGCTGAAGGAGCTGGGCCTGACGATCCGTGAGCGGAAGATGGCAGACGGCGGGCGGCTTATCATTGCCGTGGATGATCTGACGCGCTTTTCAGGCCATGTGGACGGCTTCCAATACCGCGAGTGCTTCGCGGTGCGCTTCGGGCCGAACGGCGAGCGCGCAGGCCGGGACGGAGACATCAATGCGCTGGAATGGTACAAGCGCTGGTACAGCACCGGCGCTTGTATTGAGGGCTACATTGCCGAGGACATCGAGAGGAGTGAGAAGAAGTGAAGTGCATGTACAACCAGAGCAAGCGCGGCCTGCCGTCCGATGTGCGGACGCTGGCGCTGCGGGTTGCCAAGGAGATGCTGGCGCTTGCCTGCCAGATCGTGCAGGCCGCCACCGGGGATAAAACGATTGTGGGGAGGAACTGAGTTTTACTGATTGGTTTTGTATGTCATGAAAGAATCAAGGGCTGTGAACGTGAAAATCGTAATTAGGTCGATTGAATGTAGAATATCCGGCGATTCACCTATTTGATGAATGTGTACAGGCATCGAAAATTCATTTTCAAGGTCATCATTTAGTGGCGGAAAGTAATGCGTGTGGGCACCGTATTTTTTGAAATGCAACTTTGTCCCGTCATAGATTCCGCCAATTTCGTCACCAGAAAAAACATCTGCCCCAGTTGTATAGTAGGGGGATACATGAACATAACAATGTGTCCCATGTTCTGTTCGCAGCAGGAACATATCCTGCGAGGTCAGAAATAGGTTGTTGGCCTTTAGCTGTTCCTCAGTTGATCGGGGTCTGCCAAATGCGTTACTTTCCATGTGTACAAGCCTTAATGAACACGGCCCTGTGTTAAGCATAGGCGTAGATAAAGAATCACTGTGTTCTATAAACTTATCACGGTAATCACAAACACTGGCGTCAATTTGCCTGCCGTATCGGATAAAAGGCTTATATAAAAATGTGGCATGCTCTGGTAAGGAGGAAATGTTCTTTATGACCGAATGCAAGCAGCTTCCAAAACTTTTGGGCGTAATACCACGCTTGTCATCTTTTCCAATCTCTCCAATATAAAATCTTGTAAAATCGTTTAGAAATATTTTGGAGTTCTTGAAAAAATCGGAGGCTTCAATTTGAAGCTTGTCGCTGACATCGTGATATTTTTCATGCGCGGTCAACGGAAAAAGCGGCCCCATTAAATGTAACTCGGTCAGAAATTGCCGCTCTTTCATCAGCATTGAAACGGCGTCAACTTTGTCTAAAAGCCCAATATAGCTTTTATAAACATATTCGAGCTTTGTGTAGTTCATATGGATTGAATCATTGTCAATAAACGCTTGATATTTATCATCAATTATTTCGCGCGGATTTTCCATTTTAAACACAACCTCAAGGAGAATTTTATGTACGAGAATTTGTGTGACGAATTACTATCTATTATACCAAATATATCGTGGGATGTGGAAGGGGTTGAGGCAATAAAACGAGCTGTTAAAATTTTGTCTTCACTGCAAGAGGAGGAAGCCCATGACCGACGATGAGAAGAAGCGCTGGCTGTGGCGGTACCGGGGGAGCCTGGAAAAAGAAAAGGCGCTGCGTGCTGATCTGCAGGAGCAGGAATCCCGAGCCGTCAAGACGACCGCAGCGTTGACCGGGATGCCGGGCGGAGGCGGTGACGGCCAGACACTGGCCCGGGCAGTCGAGAGCATTGTGGAAGCCCAGCAGAAGCTGCAGGCGCAGATCAATGTCTGCGGGGCCGTGCGGCGTGAGGTCGTGGCGGCAATCGACCAGGTGCAGGACGAGCGGGATCATACGATTTTGTACCGGAGGTATGTGCTGGGGCAGCGGTTTGAGGAGATTGCCGTAGAAATGAACCTGGAGTATCGCTGGGTAAGGCGGCTGCATAAGAAAACTGTCGCTTCCTTGTCGATATTGTAAATTGTTGCATCGCAAATGTATTCGTCGCAGTCTTACCAGAAATAAGTTGATTTATGATGAAATATATGGTATTATGTTATAAATATAAATTTCTTGTGAGGCAAAAATGCAGACAGTCTATTTCTATTTTGATGACTCTGGAACTTTTCATAAAAATGAACCGAGTGGGTATTTTTTATATGCGGGCTATGTGTTTTGCAATGTCAATGATAGAGACATTGCAAAACGCAAATATATTAACGCCAATAAAAAGATTCGCCAAGCGACAGGCAAAACAGGTGAGCTAAAAGCATCTGTTTTAGAGGCAAAGTACAAGAGGGCTCTTTTCAACAGTACAAGATCATATGAAAGCGTGTCGGCTGCTGTTAATCTTAGCAGAATTTATGACCATATCCTAGAGAAAAAGAAGTCGCGTTGTCGTTACAAGGATTATATCCTTAAACTTTGCGTTAAGAGAAAATTACAAGAGCTTATTTCCAGGGGAATTATCAAAAGTGATGAAGATATTATCATTGAAATTTGTATTGATGAACAATTAACTGCCACAAACGGATACTACAGTTTAGAAGATTCCATTTGGGAAGAGCTTAAACATGGCATCGCAAACTGGGACTATGGGATGGTTCATCAGAATGTCTTTAGTCAAGATGTTTCTGTCCATATCCATTATTGTGATTCTTCCAAATATTACTTAATTCAAGCAGCTGATATTCTTGCCAACAGAATTTGGACATCCTATCGAGTTGGAAACCCGGATTTACGAAAAATTAACAATCATATGTTCTTGACATTTCCGTGAAAGTGGCATATACTATAAGTACAGACAATGCTGTACTGTATACACCTGTAAGTTGATACTCTGTATTAAGCGTACTGTAAGTACGCCGACCAGGTGGAAGAGGCAACCATCCGTGGTTGCCTCTTTTTTTGACCCTCGAAAGCCCCCTGTAAAAGTGGTATAATGATACTGTCAAAAGCCGTAAGGAACGTAAAACTCCTTGCGGCTTTTGTGTTGCGCATAGTATTTCCTTCTCAAAACAGCGGCACGGGTGCTGCACTGCTGCATCAGTGCGGGCCGCGAGAAGCACCCACTGCCCGGTGAGAACCCGGGCTATTTTTATGCCGCCACCCATCTGCATGAGGGTGGGCGCGGCACTGACCCATCCCAGCTGTGCCGGAGAGAATCACACATCCTTTATTCTTGTCTCTGTCTGCGCGTTGCCGGGGTGTGTTTTATTGTAACAACCGGGAGGGGGGGGTACACATGAAAAACAACCCACCCAAAAACAACCCCCGCTATGCCAACGGCAGTCTGCGGCGCAAGCACCGGGCAAGGCTGCGGGCTATGGGGTGCGAGTGCGGTATCTGCCATGGGCGGTTCGGGCCGATCCACTACGACGAACCCAGCGACGCGGCACATCCGTTGAGCTTTGTGGTAGATGAGATACGCCCTGTTTCCAAGTGGCGGCAATTTGGATATAGTTCGGCACGCGCGGCGGCAGAGGATTGGGACAATCTGCAAGCTGCGCATTACTTTTGCAATGCGCAAAAACGAGACAAAACAGCGAGTTTTTCGCTTGATTTCGGTGCAAAAATGACGAAAATTCCCAAGGTTACGGACGGCAGCTGGTAGGTGGGGAGGGTCCCCCTCCCCCGCCCGCGGCGACCCTGCTGCTGTCCAGCGCCGATTTACACACGGGGGAGTTATGAAGCTGAGAAATGTGAAGGGCGGAAGGCTTGAGGAGCTGAAAAACCTGAAGCTGGTGCTGGCGGCGGCAATCGACGGGTACAGTGACCCCAAGGCGCTGCCGCAGCTGGCAAAGCAGTACCGGGAAACGGTACGGGAGATCGAGGAGATAGAGGGAGCGGCGAACAGTGAGGACGAGATCTGTGAAATCCTTGGAGAGCGCGCCGCTGATGGGAAGTCAGGAGCCGTCCGAAAGAGTCGCACCTGACTATACCACCAGCGACGGGCTGGATGCGGCCAAGCTGGTGCGCATCGGCGGGACGGTGCTGGACCCATGGCAGAGCGATATTTTGGACGACTGGCTAGGGCGCACGCCCTCCGGCAAGTGGGCCGCGCCCTCCGCAGGCGGCAGCGTGCCGCGCCAGAACGGAAAAAGCCTGCTGATCCAGGCGCGCAGCGAGGCGGGAATGCTTTTGTACAACGAGCAGGTCGTCTACACGGCGCACCTGCAGAAAACCGCCACCGAGACATTTGAGGAGATGCGCGACTTCTTTGAGGGGCCGAAGCTGCGCCGCCATGTGGCCGAGATCAAGACGGCCATCGGGCGCGAGCAGATCATCCTGAAGTCCGGCGCGCGCATCAAATTTCTGGCGCGAACCCGCAACGGCGGACGCGGCCAGCACGGCGACCTGCTGATCTTTGACGAGGCGCAGGAGCTGGACGAGACGCAGCAGGCATCGTTCCTGCCCGCAATCTCGGCAAGCCTGAACCCGCAGACGCTGTATCTGGGCACGCCGCCGGATGAGAACGCCGACGGCACGGTTTTCCGCCGCATCCGCACCGGTGCGCTGGACGGCAGCGCCAAGCGCACGGCATGGTTTGAATACTCCGTCAAGGAGATCGGAGACATCCACGACCCGGCGCGCTGGGCTGCCGCCAACCCGGCGCTGGGGCGGCGCATCCAGCAATCCACCATCGAGGGCGAGGCGGAGAACATGGCCCCGGATACGTTCGCCCGGGAGCGGCTGGGCTGGTGGAGCCCCGTGGTAACGGAAAAGCTGGACTACGCGCTGGACAAGAATGCCTGGGACCGCTGCGCCAGTGATGACGAGAAGCCAGAGGGAAAGACAGCCTACGGCGTGAAGTTCGCGGCGGACGGCTCGGCGGTGTGCCTGTGCGGTGCGGTCATCCCGAAGGACGGCCCGGCGAGGGTATCGCTGATCGAGATGCAGCCCACGGGGCGCGGCTTCGGCTGGCTGGCCGACTGGCTGAATGTCCGCTATGACCGCGCGAGCTGCGTTGTCATTGACGGGCGCAACGGCGTGGATGTGCTTGTGGACCGTATCAGGGGAAGCTGGCGGGCCAGGAACTCCGTGATCCGTCCGTCGGCCAAGGATGTGATCGCATCGGTCAGTGCCCTGACCGATGCCGTGAACGAGGGACAGCTGACATGGTACCGCCCGCAGCAGGCGTTGCGTGAGAGTGCCGTGACCAGCATCAAGCGGCCCATCGGCGGCGGGTACGGCTTTGGCGGCGACAACAGTCTGCCGGTGGAGGCATGCGCCTTGGCGTTATGGGGCGCAAAGACCAGCAGACGCGACCCGACCCAGAAGATGCGGATCGGCTAAGAGGAGAACGTGATGATCGCACTGAATTTCGGCACGGTGGCCGGACTGACGGGGCCGGAGCAAAAGGCCCTGGACGAGCTTGTCCGGGTCTACAGCCTGCATCAGGCCGGCAACGCCGAGAAGGAAAAATACTACGAGGGCCACGTTGCGCTGAAGGACGTGAACCTCGGAATCGCACTGCCGCAGGGCATCCGCAACCTTGAGGTCGGGTGCAGCTGGGGACAGAAGGCCGTGGACGTGCTGGCCGCCCGCAGCATGTTTGACGGCTTTGTGAGCAGCGGCGGCGACAATGCTGTGCTGAACCGGCTGATCGCCGAGTACGGCAAGGCCTGCCGGGATGAGCTGAAGTACGGCTGTGCGTTCGCGACGCTGTCTGCGGATGCGGCCATCGGCTGCAAGATACGATTCCACTCCCCTGCCACGGCGGCAGCGCTGTGGAGCGGTGAGAAGGGGCGCATTGCCTGCGGGCTGGCGATCATTGACACCGTGCCGGATGAGCATCTGACCGGCGTGTGGCAGCCGCGCGTAGTGAATTTGTACATGGACAATGCCGTGACGGTGCTGCGCCGGAGGCCGGACGGCTGGAATGTCCAGCGACTGCCCCACCGCATGGGCCGCCCGCTGATGGAGCCGCTGATCTGGAATGCCACGAGCGGCAAGCCGTTTGGCCGCAGCCGCCTGAAGCGCTCCATCCGCACGCTGATAGACGATTACATCCGCACCGTGGCGAATGCCACGATTGCGCTTGAGTTTGACACGACACCGCAGAAGTATATTCTGGGCGTCACGGATGAACAGTACGATGTGCTGATCTCCGACAAGTTCAAATCCTACGTGGGCAGTCTGCTGGCGGCGACGAGCAACCCCGAGACCGGCGAAAACCCGGTGTTCGGGCAGCTGGCGCAGGGCAGCTTGAGCCCGCACACCGAGAAGATGCGGATGACGGCGACCCAGTTTGCCGCGGCCACCGGCCTGACGGTGACGGACGTGGGCGTTGTGAACGATGCAAACCCCACGAGCAGCGACGCGATTCTGGCCCAGAGCCAGACGCTGGTGCTGCTGGCGCAGCAGCTGAACACCGGAAACGGCGACGCGCTGCGCACGATTGCCCAGATGGCGCAGGCCATCCTGCGCAATGTGCCGCCCGGTGCGCTGACCGAGGAGGAGCGGAACGTGATGCCGCACTTTAAGAATCCGGCCATGCCCAGCGTGGCCGTGACGGCGGACGCCGCCATCAAGATCGCCACGGCCCGGGAGGAGTTCGCCAGCACGGACACGTTTTTAGAGATGATCGGCTTTGATCAGGCGGACATCCGCCGCATCCGTGCGCAGGAGCAGCGGGTGCGGGGGCAGCAGGTGCTGATGGAGATGGAAGATGAAGATAACGACGCAGGCGTGGGAGACGTACATCCGCAGGCTGGCGAAGCTGAATGAAAAGGCCGCGCAGCTTATGGCGGAGTACCTGGCCGCCCACGGCACCGCCGACACGGAGGCGCTGATCGACTATGCCGCGGCGCTTGTGCAGAAATACGGTGAGGGCAGCGCCGAGCTGGCCTGCCAGATGTATGATGCCATGGCGGCGCTGCAGAATGCCAGGGTGTCCCCTGCCGAGCCTGCGGCACCTGCAAGCCGCCGCGAGGTGGCCCGAATGGTGCTGGCCACCCGGGAGAGCCCGCCGCAGATGCAGAGGGGCGTGAGCAGACTGGTAAAGCGTGCCGGGGCCGACACAACGCTGAAAAACGCGCAGCGGGATGGCGCGGAGTTTGCCTGGGTGCCGCACGGCGACAGCTGCGCCTTTTGCCTGACGCTGGCAAGCCGCGGCTGGCAGAGAGCCAGCCAGGCGGCCATCAAGGGCGGCCACGCAGAGCACATCCACGCCAACTGTGACTGCGAGTACGCTGTCCGGTTTGACGGGCGCACAAGCGTGGCCGGGTACGACCCGGAGGCTTATCTGGCGCAGTATAACGCCGCTGGCGGCGATATAAACAGGATGCGCCGGGTGAATTACGCCAAGAATAAAGAGCGCATCAATGCCCAGAAGCGGGCGGCGTATGCGCTGCGGCAGAAGAACCGCGGAAAGAAAGTTGCCATTACAGACATTGCCATACAGAAAGTGCCGTTGGTCGCCCCGAATGGAGCAAATGACCAAACGGCATTTTTTATACAGGAAACCCACAAGGAACTGCTGCGGTTTGCCCAAAAGTGGAACGACAGTAACGAGGCTGCCTGCCTGATTGATTTGACGACCCGGGAAAAGCTGGAATTTGTGAAGGGCGACCAGATTTCTGTCAATGTCGAAGCAGATGCAGCTTCTTATCATTGGCTGCGGAGCAAGCCGGAAAAAAGCGTTATGCTGTGCCATAATCACCCGGGGCAAAGCTATTATTCTATGAATGACATCCGTTTTTTCCTGATAGAAGAATCAGTTGGTGCACTGTCAATCGTTACAAATCAAGGCAAAGTATGGTCCATCTCAAAGACAGACAAATTTGAACGGGATACTGCTATAAGTGGTTTGGCAAAATTTTACGTAGAGTGTGGAAAAGATGCTGATGAAACGATTGACAAATTCCTCAAATCCGGATATACTTACGGTATAAGGAGGGATTGAGAATATGTTGGATGGAAAAGACCCGACCCCCGAGGAAATGTCTCAATGGTTCGATGAGGTTCTCGGTTCCAAACCAAAATCAAATTAATTTACGGTGCGGTGATTTTCTATGAAGCAGAATGAATTGATGGCTTTACTGGACGATTGCTGCCACGATTTTGCTTTTTTAGTAGACGGAAAGGCGTCCGGTATCATGCCAGAGGTAATAAACTACCAAAAGACATACCACGCCTGGTGCGGAGCCGCTGTAAAAGATTTCACCACAACATCGGATGTGATGACTACTCCGTTTTTCAATGGAAAAACGCTGAACGACTTGTGTGACAGTTTAAATATCCAGCTTTCTTGAAGTTGAAGCCCTATGAACCACGATGCAAACCGCACCGTGGTTTCTTTATGCCAATTTTTGGGAGAACATTATGGCAAAAGATGATTACTTTGTTTTGGTCTACAAAATCCTTGCCTATCTGTACACGGTTTTGAAGGAGGGGCGCTCCCCTGATGCAAAGATGCTTCAATATGACAGCACACTGTTGGGGGTAAATGAACCTTACTGGGCCTATATTATGGAAAACCTGCAAGCGCAGGGGTATATTACAGGCTTGACCGTTGTTGCGGCATGGGGCGGAGCAAGGAGCATATCAAATCTGGAACGATGCCAAATCACGCCGGACGGCATTGCCTACCTGTTTGAAAATAACCTGCTTGCCAAAGCAAAAGAGCTGTTGAAAGATGTAAAGGCCATGACGCCGTTTATCTGAATATGTAAACCACGATGCGAACGCACCGTGGTTTTTTTATGCCCACCCGGGCTGCATGAGGCCGGGGCGGGCGATTTTATTACAAAAATAGGCCCGGCACGGCGTAAAACTGTACAGCCAGTGCGGATGCGACCCGCGTGAACAAAGCGTAGGCGGAAAGGAACGCAGCCATGAAACGTGAAGAAGTCAAGAACAAAATCCCCGGCATTACCGATGAGCAGCTGGACTGGCTTATGGGCGAAAACGGCAGGGACGTCACCGCCGAAAAGACCAAAGCCGCCAGCCTGCAGACCCAGGTAAACGAGCTGACCACCCAGCTGAAAGCCTTTGAGGGTGTGGACGTGAACGACCTGAAAGGCCAGATCACCAAGCTGCAGGGCCAGCTGACCGACCAGGCGGCGGGTTTCGCCTTTGATGCAGCCCTGGACGGCGCGATCCGCGATGCAAAGGGCCGCGACGTGAAAGCCATCCGCAGTATGCTGGATTTGGAAAAGCTGAAAAGCAGCACGAATCGTGACAGCGATATCAAGACCGCGCTGGACGCCCTGGTAAAGGACAAGGCGTGGGCGTTTGATGTTGGCACCCACTACCCCACTGTGCCGGATGGCGGCACGGCAGGCGCAGGTGCCGGGGCCGGTACGGCGGCAGACGGCGTGGAGGCTGCGTTTGGGATGCTGAACCCCGGGATGAAAATTTAAAACACGAAAACCGACACAGGAAAGAGAGGTAATTTTATATGGCACATCTGAATCAGGAACGCTGGAGCAAGCTGGTGGACGCCAAGCTGCGCAATGTGCTTGTGACCCGCGACAATATGATTTTCAACAACCGCTACGAGGGCGACCCCAAGGCAGGCAAAGTTAAAATCCCGGTGCGTGACACCGAGGTTGCCGTAAAGACCTACAACAAGGCCACCGGCGTTGACCTGGACGCGGGCAGCACGGCCTATATTGACCTGGCGATCGACCAGGACGAGGCCGTGAACGAGCTGATCGACGGCTACGACGCCGCCAGCGTGCCCGACGGCATTGTGGCCGAGCGCCTGGACAGCGCCGGTTACAGCATGGGCTTGTCCGTGGATAAGAAGAGCATCAATGCGCTGGAGGGCGCGACCGGCGCTACCATCAGCGCCACCAAGACCGCCGCGACCGAATCCAACGCCTACAAGCTGGCGCTGGAGGCCAAGCGTGTGCTGAGCCGCAAGGGTGTCCCCACCGATGGCCGCTGGCTGATCGCCTCCCCCGAGTATCTGGAGGTGCTGATGCTGGACGACCACTTCATCAAGCAGGGCGACCTGGCGCAGGAGCTGGTGCAGTCCGGCGTGGTGGGCCGCATTGCGGGCTTTAACGTGTTCGAGTCCAACAACATGGATTTTGAGAGCACCACCCGCGTGGCCAGCAAAAAGACCACCACCGAGTTCATTGCCGGGCACCCGAACTGGTGCCACCGTGTCATGGAGTGGCAGGTCGGCGTGCATTTGCAGGACCTGAACGGCAGCGGCAAGTTCATCGGCGCAAGCGCTGTGCAGGGCCGCAAGGTGTACGGCATCAAGGTGTCGAAGCCCCAGACGCTGTACATCAAGCGCGTTGAGGCGGCTGTGGGCTGATAAAGGGGGCTGACCCATGCGATACGCAGATGCGGCGGCGGTGGCCGCCGGATTCCGCACGCTGACCGATGAAGAACAGGCCCGCGCGGACGCCCTGCTGGAGGAGGCCGCCGTGCTTATCGACGCGGTGGCCGCCGACGCTAAGGAGGACGCCAAGTGGGTGGTCAGCTGCCGCATGGTGCGCCGGGTGCTGGGTGACGGCACCGGCGGCGATATGCCGCTGTACCCGATGGGCGCGTCCCAGGGGTCGGCCACGGCGCTGGGCTACACCCAGAGCTGGACGATGAGCGGCGGCACATCGGGAGAGCTGTATATCTCCCGCACCGAGCGCAGGCTGCTGGGCGCGGGCAACCGCATTGGGGCGCACAGCCCGCTGGAGGCTATAACATGATCAAGGGCATCGATGTGACGCTGTACGAGCGGACGCAGACCGGCGAGGACGACTTTGGGGCGGCTGTGTACAGCGAAACGCCGGTGACGGTCCACAATGTACTTGTGGGAGAGCCGGAAACGGCGGATCTTGTCAACGAGCTGCAGCTGTACGGCAAGCGGCTGGCCTATGTGTTGGCAATCCCCAAGGGCGATACCCATGACTGGGAGGGCGCGGCGGTCGCGTTCTTCGGCCAGAAGTTCCGGGCCTACGGCAGCGTGACCCAGGGTATGGAGGCCATGATCCCGCTGCGCTGGAACAAGAAGGTCAAGGTGGAGCGGTATGAGTAAGCGCGTGCGCATCAAGCTGAACCGGGCCGCCGTGCGGGCGCTGATGAAAAGCCCCGAAATGCGGGAGATACTGGCCGAGCAGGCCCAGGCGATTGCCGGGCGGTGCGGCGACGGCTACGAGACCCGCGTAGGCACAGCAGAGACCCGCGCCATTGCGACGGTCTACCCTGCCGACGCTGCGGCCCGCCGCGATAACCACAAAAACAACACACTGGAGAGGGCGCTGCGATGATCGAGCAAATCGTCAAGGATTTTTTAACCGCCCGCCTTGGTGTGCCCATCAAGACTGAGGTGCCGGAGAGACCCCCCGGCACCTTTGTTGTTTTGGAGCGCACCGACGGCGAGCACAGCACCGGCATCAAGCGATGCACGCTGGCTGTGCAGAGCTGTGCGCCGACGCTGCTGCAGGCCGCCCAGCTGGATGACCGGGCAATTGAGGCCATGGAAGCCCTGGCAGAGCTGGACAGCGTGGGCGCGTGCCGCCTGGTGCGCGACTACAACTTTACCGACACCGAGAGCAGGCGCTATCGGTATCAGGCGGTGTTTGAAATTACTTATTACTGATTTTGTGTCCAGGTTGGACACGGAAAAGGAGTTTATTATGTCTGATGCAAAGAAAGTAACCGTCAGCAAGCCCAAGGTTGGCGGAGCTGTGTACCGCGCCCCGCTGGGGACTACCCCGCCCACCGACGCCACGACCGCGCTGGACAAGGCGTTTAAATCGCTGGGCTATATCAGCGAGGACGGCCTGACCAACTCGAACTCCCCCGAGAGTGACAGCATCCCCGCGTGGGGCGGCGACAAGGTGCTGTATTACCAGACCGCCAAAGACGACACCTTTGGCTTTATGCTGATCGAGGCGATGAACGAGGACGTGCTCAAGACCGTGTACGGCGACAAGAACGTCACCGGCACGCTGGCCGACGGTCTGACCGTCAAGGCAACTGCCGTCGAGGCCGCCGACAGCGTGTGGGTCGTGGAGACGATTTTGCGCGGCGGCGCGGTCAAGCGCATCGTGATCCCCTGCGCCCACATCACCGAGATCGAGGATATCGTTTACAAGGATGACGAGCCGCTGGGCTACGGCGTGACCCTGGGTGCGACGCCGGATGACAGCGGCGTGACCCACTACGAGTACATCAAGGGGGCCTGATGAATATGATCGATGGAAAGACGTCCACCGGGTTTGCCTTTACGATCCCGAGAGAGCGGCTGGACAACATGGAGCTGCTGGATGCGCTGGCCGAGGCCGACAACGGCAATGTGCTGGCGGTATCCAACGCTGTGACCCTGCTGCTGGGTGCCGGGCAGAAAAAGGCGCTGTATGACCACCTGCGCACCAAGGCGGGCAACGTGCCGGTTGCGGCGGTGAGCGCTGCGGTGCGGGAGATTCTGAGCGGCGGCGTGCAGGAAAAAAACTCTTGATCCTTGCCCACATGGCGGCACAATACCCGGAGGAACTGACCTGCGACATGGCCGAGACCTACCATGTGCTGGACTGGCGTGCCCTGGGCCTGCCGCTGGCGGCCACGCTGGCGGCGGGCCTGCGGGAGAACAGCCGCACCCGCATGGCGCTGGCCGGGGCGAAAGTGCCCACCGAGACGCTGCTGCTGGGCCAGGCGGCAGATGCGCTGCAACTGCTGCTGTGGACGAAAACCAAGGACGCCCAGCATGGCCGGAACCGCCCCGCGCCCCTTGTGCCCACCCTGTTGGGGCGGGTGCAGGAGTGTGAGACGGCAGGCTTTGCGGACGGCGCCGCGTATGAGGCTGCGCGGGCAAGGATTTTGAGGAGCGTATAAGGGTAAGGGGGCGGCTGCGGCAAGGCCGCCCCTCATCCTCCGCTGCGGCGGCACCTTCCCCCGAGGGGGAAGGCAAAGAGCGAGGGAGGTGTAGTAAAATGGCGAAGCAATCGCTGGCGAGTGCGTATGTGCAGATCATACCGTCGGCGGACGGCATCAGCGGCAGCCTGGCCGAGGCGCTGGGCGGCGAGGCGGCCACCGCAGGCAAAAGCAGCGGTGCAAGCCTGGGCGCAAGCCTGGTAAGCTCGCTCAAAGGCTTTTTGGCAGCGGCGGGCATCGGTGCGATGCTGAAAAGCGCCTTTACCGGCGGCACCGAGTTTGAGACGGCGCTTGCCAAGGTAGGCACGATCGCCGACACGGCGGCGGTACCGCTGGATACGCTGCAAAGCCAGATCATGGAGGTATCCAACACGATGGGCGTGGGGGCCGCCGACATTGCCGAGGCAACCTACCAGGCCATCAGTGCGGGCCAGTCCACCGGGGACGCGGTAGCATTTGCGGGGCAGGCGTCCATGCTGGCAGCGGCGGGCTTTACGTCGAGCGCATCGGCGGTGGATATCCTGACCACGGCGCTGAACGCCTACGGCCTGGGCGCTGACGAGGCCGGGCACGTGTCCGACGTGCTGCTGACTACGCAGAATCTTGGCAAAACCAGCGTGGACGAGCTGTCCAGCAGCATGGGCAAGGTCATCCCGCTGGCGTCGGCCTACAATGTCAGTCTGGAGAACCTGTCCAGCGGGCTGGCAATCATGACGGCCAACGGCATTGCCACGGCGGAGGCAACGACCTACACCAAGTCGATGCTGAACGAGCTGGGCGACACCGGGTCGGCGGTCAGCAAAATTTTGCAGAGCGAGACCGGCCAGAGCTTTGCCCAGCTGATGGACAGCGGCGCATCCCTGGGGGATGTGCTGCAAACCCTGTACAACAGCGTGGATGGCGACAGCACCGCTTTTGCGGGGCTGTGGAGCAGCGTGGAGGCGGGCACCGGCGCACTGTCGCTTGCGAATGCCGGCGCGGAAAAGTTCAACGACGTGCTGGGCCAGATGCAGGCGGACAGCAACCTGACCGAGACGGCCTACGCCACGATGACCGACACCATGCAGCACAGTATGGACCTGCTGCAGACCAGCGCCCAGAACCTGGGCATTGCGCTGTTTGATTCGGTCAGCGGGCAGCTGGGCAGCGCCGTAGACCTGGCGAGCGGCTACCTGCAAACACTGACCGACAGCTTCCAGAGCGGCGGGCTGGCGGGCCTGGCCGAGGGGCTGGGCAGTATCTTTATGGACCTTGCCACCAACGTGGGGCCGCAGCTTTTACAGAGCGGCATCGAGATGATCGACCAGCTGGGCCAGGGCCTTGTGACCGGCATCCCCAACCTGCTCAGCACTGCGCTGCCGATGGTGGCCGACCTGGCCAGCGGGCTGCGTGAGAACGCGGGGCAACTGGTGGACAGTGGCATCCAGTTTATTTTAAACATGGCGCAGGGCCTGATGGATGGGCTGCCGACGATGATCGAGTACATCCCGGGCATCGTGTCCGACATTGCGGGCATCATCAACGACAATGCGCCGAAACTGCTGATGGCGGGCGTCCAGCTGATTATCACGCTGGGCAAGGGGCTTATCAACGCGATCCCGGCGCTGGTCGCCAACCTGCCGCAGATCATCCAGGCCATTGTGGACGTCATCACGGCGTTCAACTGGATCAACCTGGGCGGAAAAATCATCACGTTTTTCGGCAACGGTATCAAGAACATGGCGGGGTTTGTGGCGTCCAGCGTCAAGGGATTGATGGAGCAGCCTATCGCCTTTATCAAGGGGTTGCCGCAGCAGTTCATGGGCTGGGGCAAAGACATGATCCAGGGCCTGATCGACGGCATCACCGGCATGATCGGCAATGTGGCCGGTGCCATCGGCAGTGTGGCCGACAAAATCGCCTCTATTATTCATTTCAGCCGCCCGGATGAAGGGCCGCTGCGCAACTATGAGCAGTGGATGCCCGACTTTATGGGCGGGCTGGCCGACGGCATCCGGGGCAACCTGTGGCAGGTGGAGGATGCTGTGCAGTCCTTAGCCGGGGCAGTCGCCGCGCCGATACAGGCCAACCTTGCGGCGGGTGCCGCCGCCCCAGTGCTGGCCGATACGGCAGCGGTGTCACCTGCGCAGGGGCAGACCATTACCATCAACGTGTACGGTGCGCCCGGGCAGGACATCAACAAGCTGGCTGACGTCATTGAAGCGCGGTTGAGCTGGAAGATGGAGCGCCGCAAGGAGAGCTTTGCATGAGAAAAGACTTTTTTGTTTTTGGCGGTGTCAACAGCCTGGACTACGGCGTACTGCTGGACGGCAGCGGCACGACCACTGCCCCCGAGCGGGACGTGATGACCGTGACGATACCGGGCCGCAGCGGGGACCTGCTTGTGGACGCGGGGCGCTGGAAAAATACCACCGTGAGCTACCCCTGCACTATCGCCCGGGAGTTTGAGGGGCGGTTTGCGGCGTTCAAGCAGGCGTTGCTGGCCGAGGGTGGCTACAAGCGCCTGGAGGACACGCTGCACCCCGATGAATACCGCCTAGCCTACCTGGCGGGGCCGTTGGAGCCGGAGACCATCCCCTACAACCGCGCAGGGACGTTTGCGCTGGATTTTGGCTGCAAACCACAGCGATTTTTGAAGTCCGGCGAGGACGTGCTGACGGTGGTAAGCGGCGGGAAGCTGTACAACCCTACCGGCTGCGCGGCGCTGCCGCTGATACGGTTGACGCTGACCGGCGACGCCAAGCTCAACGTGGGCGGCGTGCAGATGAGCGTTGCCGGGCACACGGGGCCGATGTGGATCGACTGCGATCTGCAGGACGCCTACTACAACAACACGAATCTGAACAAGTACCTGACCGCGCCGGAGTTCCCGGTGCTGGGGGCAGGGGCAACGCAGGTAAGCTGGAGCGGCGGGATCGACAAGTGCGAGGTCGTGCCGCGGTGGTGGAGGCTGTGAGGGGGAAAGAGCGGTTAAAGCAAAGCCGCCCCTCATCCGGCCCTGCGGAGCGGAAAGGATGTGAGGGAAAATAAGTTATCCGAGATATTACGACGGAACGATCGGTCTGCAGGGCAACGGTGTGGGGGTGCTGCGGGATGCTGTAAGCTGCACCGTGACCGAGGAGCGAAACGGAGCGTTTGAACTGGAAATGGTCTATCCCATCACCGGGCAGCATTACAGCAGCCTGGCGCTGCGCGGGCTGATTCTGGCAAAGCCGAACCCCTACGGTGAGGCGCAGTATTTCCGCATTTATAAAATCAGCCGCCCCATCAACGGCCAGGTGACGGTCAACGCGCAGCACATCAGCTACGATTTGAGCGGCATTCCGGTGGGGCCTTGTAAGGCGTTGAACGCAGTCGACGCCTTGCAGCAGCTCAAAAGCCATGCGGCGGTAAGCTGTGACTACCAATTCTGGACGGACATCCAGACGGTGGCAGACTTTGCCGTTGCCGTGCCGGGCAGCCTGCGCAGCCTGCTGGGCGGCGTGGAGGGCAGCGTGCTGGATGTGTACGGCGGTGAATACGAGTGGGACAACACCACCGTGAAGCTGCACAGCCAGCGCGGCACCGACCGCGGTGTGACGATCCGCTACGGAAAGAACCTGACCGACTTGACCCAGGAGGAAAGCTGCGCCGAGGTCTACACCGGCGTCTACCCCTACTGGGTGGACAGCGACGGCAACGTGACCCAGATCACCGGCAACCCGGTTGTCAACGTGCCGGACGGCCAGTATAACTTTGTGCGGGTGCTGACGCTGGACGTGAGCCAGGACATAAAAGAGCAGCCCACCGCCGCGCAGCTACGGCAGGCCGCGCTGGATTATATCGCCGCAAACAAAGTGGGCGTGCCGAAGGTAAGCCTGACATTGAGCTTTGCCCAGCTGGAACAGACCGCCGAATATGCCGACAAGGCCCTGCTGGAGCGGGTGTGCCTGTGTGATACCGTACATGTGCAGTTTGCAAAGTTGGGCGTGAGCGCTGATGCAAGTTGTATCAAAACGGTCTATGACGTGCTGCTGGAACGTTACGACAGCGTGGAGCTGGGGGACGTCCGCAGCAGCCTGGCCAACACCGTGGCCGACATGGGCAAGACCGTACAGAGCACCGTGAACAAGACGCGCAGCGACCTGGAACGGGCCATTGACCGCGCCACACAGCTTATCACCGGCAATCTGGGAGGCTATGTGGTGCTGCACAGCTCCACCGGCGCGGATGAGCCGGACGAGATCCTTGTGATGGATAAGCCGGAAATTGAAAAGGCTACCAAGGTCTGGCGGTGGAATCTGGCCGGTTGGGGTTACAGCAGCAGCGGCTACGGCGGGCCGTACCGCCTGGCCGCCACGATGGACGGTGCAATCAACGCCGATTTCATCACGACCGGAACTATGAGTGCGAATCTTATCCGGGGCGGCGTTCTGCAGTCCACCAACGGAAAGTTTGTGTCCAATTTGGACACGGGCGTCACGACTTTTAACGGCGGGCTGGTTGTGAATAGCGACAACTTTAAAATCGGCTCGGACGGGTCTGTGGACATCACCGGAAAATTCACTTCGGCGGTGTCGGAGAGCAAGTGCGTCATCGACAACGCCAAAATTGAAATGTACCGCAAGACTAACGACGGAAACTGGCACATGGGCGCGTTTATGTCTACATGGGGCAGCAACAACGCCGTGGGCCGCTTGGTGCTGTACGGCCCGGCGGCCAGCAACCCCAACAATATGATCGCTAACGTCACAATGGCTGGCCAGTATGAGGGCGGCGCTATCGCGATCAGCGACGCAGGCGGCAACGTGAAGGTGCAGCTGGGCGTGGACGGCGCGGGCAACGGCTATGTGCTGGTCAACGGCAGAATGATACAGTGAGGTGTTTTTAAATGGCGGTAGCCAATTACAGCCCACCCGCAGAAGCGCTTATCAAGGCGACGCGGGCGGATTTTGACCGGCGTGACGTTGTGCTGCCGGTGCATCTTGTACAGTACGACGATACGCTCCCGGTGCTGGCCGTGGCCCTGTACAAGGGCGGGCAGCCCTGGACACTGCCCACTGGCGCGGATGTCAACCTGCGGATGGATAAAAAAGACGGGCACTATGTCTACAACCCCGCGCTGGGCGTGAGCAGCGACCGCAGCACAGTTTATATGGCCGTGACTGCCCAGATGACGACCGGCTGCGGCACGTTCGCCCCAGTGGTAGAGGTGCTGGCGGGCGGTGGTGTGGCCGGTATGGCCGCCCTGCGGCTGGACATCGACAGGAACCCGGTGCAGGATGGGATGCTTGAAAGTACGGATGAATATAAGACCGTGCAGGTGCTGGCCGCTGAGGTGGCCGCCAACGCCAAAATCGTGCGGGATAATGAGGCGGGCATCCAGGATGTGCACGAGAACATCGAGGCCATCAAGGCCGCGCCTGCCAACGCCACGGCCGCTGCGGCCAGTGCCAAGGAGGCCCGCAGCTGGGCCGTGGGCGATACAGCATCCCGCCCAGGCGAGGGTATGGACAACGCCAAATACTACGCCGCGCTGGCCCAGCAGGTCAGCCAGGGCGCGGTAGGCTGGTACCCGAACTACGAGGCGCTGTACGCGGCCCACGATACCGGCTACGACGGAAACTGGGCCATTATAGGCGATACCGATACCATCTGGGTGTGGGACAGCGACACGGGTGTCTGGAAGGACACTGGTGAAAGCAGTAAGTTTGCGAATTACTACGACAAGACTCAAATTGACGCAAATTTCTACGACAAGACTCAAATTGACGCAAATTTCTACGGCAAGACTCAAATTGACGCAAATTTCTACGACAAGACCAAAATCGACGCAAAACTGCCCAAGCCGGTGACGGTTACGGTGGCAGCCAGCGCCTGGACTACCGGTGATTGCACGGTGTCCTGGGACGATGGCAGCACGAGCAGCTACACCACCTGCGCCACTGTCACGGTGGCCGGGGTAACGGCAGACAGCCGGGTTGCTGTAAGTGACCGAACCCGAGTTACGGATGCAGTGCGGATGGTAGCCGCGCTGGAACCCGGAGCCGGGGTGGTTAAGTTTTATGCGAACAGTGCGCCGACGAGCGCGGCGGTGTTTGTTTTGGAGGTAAGCCAATGAGTGGAGCAGCGAATAATCCGTACTTTGAAATCAGTAGAGAACCCAGTAGAGACGACCTGCTGCGAATTATGACAGCCCCCAACGCCGTTGCGAATGGTCGTGCGTCAAGCGGCGCATCGCATAAGGAGGTATTGTGCAATATGACGAATAAACGATATTTTGCAGGGGGGCACTCTAAGCCCCGGATTGCCGAAAGGCGGTGTGGAACATGATCGTGCAAAATATGGCCGCTCTATGCCCGTACAGGATCGGCGATTACTTGCAGACAGAGAACCCCACGAACCCTGCCCTCAGCTGGCCCGGCACAAGCTGGGTGCAGGTGCAGAACCGCATGCTGATGGGGGCCAGCGATACCTACCCCGTGGGCAGCGAGGGCGGCGAAGCACAGCATACGCTCACTGTGTCAGAGATTCCGTCCCATCAGCATCAGCTCCACGGATGGGCGATCCAAATCCAATCCGGATTCGGTGGCTCATTTGAGCAATATGCACCAACTCATCCCTACGACAAGTACGACAACACAGAACTTACGACCCGTCAAGCGGGTGAAGGTCAGCCCCACAACAACCTTCCCCCTTACCGGTCGGTGCATATCTGGCGTCGGACAGCTTGATCCCCGAGATGGGGTGCGTGGCATGATCTGCGCAAACCCCGACAGTCAGGTATCGGCGGCGATGCGAACCATTATGGAGCTTCCGATTCTCATGGCGTTCGCCCGTTTTTCTGTATCCGAGTACGGAAACTTCAAGCACTGGCGGCAACCAGCAAATGCCCATCGTGAACAAGTACACGGCATGTTATATGTGGCAGCGCACCGGCTGACCCCGAAGTGGGCGGCGGTATGAGTGCAACCCGCAACCCCTATTACCAGCTGCCCGGTGGGGCTGACCTGCCAGGCGACGTGCGTGTGAGCGATACGGCGGATGCCAGCAAGACTGCTGCGGACGGCTGGGCTGCAAGCCCGGCAGCGGTGGCAGAAACGCAAACCCATCACAAGCTCAAAAATTTATCGGCTGTTAGCAATGTTAGTATTGACATTGATTCGGTTTATACTACCAGGAAAAATGTGGATGTTTATATTGGGATAACCACGACCGCAGCATTTAACGGGACACCAATAATAACTGCTGTACCACTGCCGGTTGCTACCTATACTCTGGCAACATTTACTAGTTTTAGTGGTGAGCTTAAAGGTTACGGATGGGTAAACGGCGGAAGCGTTCGCGCACCAACTAACTTACATGCCGGAACATGGTTCATCATCGCTAATTACACAACTTATTAAAATGGAAGGACGAAAAAGTGAAACAAACTGGAATCTTTGAGGGCCACGCGGAAGTGCTGTACAACTATGGCCGCTTCGGCTGGACGCGGAACTATGGCAAGACCTGGCACGGCGGCATTGATATCGTCGGCCTGGACAGCGATAAAATCCGAATGCCGTACTACGACGGCAAGAAAATCACCGGCACGGTCACGCGGGCACGCATCGTGACGAACCGCGCCGATAAAACGTGGGAGTGGGGCTGGTACGTCTGCGTGCAGCTGGACGCCGGCCAGACGCCGGATACCGTCAACTTCCTGTATTTCTGCCACTGCGCCAAGCTGCTGGTATCTGTGGGCCAGAAGATCAGCAGCGGCGACGCGCTGGGCATTATGGGCAACACCGGCAACGCGGCGGGCGGCTACAAACACTGCCACTTTGAGGTGCGGGCCACGGCGACCGGCACAGGCGTTGACCCTACCGCCTACGCGGGTATTTCAAACGCAGTGGGCGTTTACGGCACGGCGGGCGACGGCCAGACCGAGCAAATCAGCGAGACGCCGACCGGGAAAACGATGCAGTGCCTGATGATCGGACCGCTGGACAGCGCGGCAGCTGCCAAGTGCGACGCGCTGGCGGACAGGCTGGCGCTTGCCAGTGTAGGCAGGTATGCGACGCTGCCTGGGGCCGATGCGTGCAAGGTGAAATGCGTCGGCGCTGTCAGCAACGGCGACGCGGTGAGCTTCTACCAGCTGGCCGAGGCCGAGGGCTGGACGAAAGACAACAAATATTTGGCCCGGTATGTGGGCTGATGGAGGGCAAAGATATGGAAAACAGCAACAATACCTTTTTGGCGGCGAAAGCGGCCATTGCGGCGGTCTGTGGGGCGTTCACGGCGGCGTTTGGCTGGCTGGGGTGGCTGGTGATGGCCTGGGCCGTCTGCATGGTGCTGGATTGGCTCAGCGGCAGTGCAGCGGCGGCAAGCCGCGGCGAGTGGTCGAGTGCCGTAGCACGCGCGGGAATTTGGCACAAAGCGGGGATGCTGGTGGTGGTCGTAGTGGCCGCGCTGACGGACGCAGTATTGAGCATTGCCGTGGCAAACCTGCCGGGGCTGGGGCTGACGTACTCGAGCCTGATTTTGCCGGTGGTGCTGGTGTGGTACATTTTTACCGAGTTGGGCAGCATTGCCGAAAACGCCGCCGAAATGGGCGCGAACGTGCCGGAGTGGCTGCTGAAGCTGCTTGCCGCGGGGAAAAGCGCAGCGGACAAGAGCGCGGGCGGTATTACCGTGGGAACCGGTAAAAATGCGGACGGCTCCCCTATTGGGCATCTGGAGGCAACACAACTGGATGAATTGAAAATGGAAGATTTGGAGCAGTTGGCAATCGACATGGGGCTGACTGTGCAGGACGGCGCGAAGCGTGCGGATTTAATTGCGCAGATCAGTGCAGAGCCGGTGAAGGTGCCGAACGGTAGGAAGTAAACAAGCGGCAGGCTGCTCAATGTGGGTAGCCTGCCGCTTTTTTACGGTGATTTTTGGGGCGGATCACTACGAACTTTTTACGAACTTTTGACCGATTACGAACCATTTACGAAACATTATCAGACAGTATTTAACAGTATCTAGCACTATCTGATAAATGAAAAACCGCGATACACCAACCTTTGCAGGTTGTATCGCGGTTTTTACATTGGCGGAGTAAGAGAGATTTGAACTCTCGCGGCGGTTTCCCACCCTACGCCCTTAGCAGGGGCGCCTCTTCGACCTCTTGAGTATTACTCCACAAGTCAAAGTGATTCTATATATTCACTTGTTATCACAAAATGGCGGAGAGGATGGGATTCGAACCCATGGTCCGCTCGCGCGAATCGCTGGTTTTCAAGACCAGTTCCATAAACCACTCGGACACCTCTCCACAGTGGCTACCGCCAGAATGCAGGTATTATTATACAAAAATACGGAGGGGTTGTCAACCCCTCCGCGCAAACTTTTTTGAAAATTATTTCGCATGTGAATCTCACGGTGAATTTTTTCCTGTGTTTTGTTCGAGTGGTCTTTGTTTTGGGCCCTTCAGCCCTAAGAAACGCAAAAACCGCCGCAGTGTTACACCGCGGCGGGAAAATTTTCGGGGATTATTTTAGGCAATACCGCATAATTCTAAGTGCCGATACGGCGAGCGAGGTGCGGCAGCTGCTAAGCCAAAAGCGCAGATAATACTTTGTGTATTATCGAGCATTTTGGCAACGCAGATGCCGTGCCGCAGCCGCCGGAGCGGTGCTTAAGCCGTAAGGCGGGAATTATGCAGTGTTGCCTTTACAGCGCACAGGGGGTAAAGCCGTCCTTGCCCAGCACT